TATATGGTTCAACACATTGGTTGGGGCCGGGCCATACATTTAACAGAGTTCTACAAAAATCGACAACAACGGTAATAACTTTACCCTGGTATGAGAATCCATTAAAGAACCCCGGTACTTACACAAGCCCTGAACCTGGACGAATCAAGCTTATTGATGTTGATTATTATAAAGAAATTTTTTCTGAAATTCCTACAGAATTCAAACTGGATGATTATAAAGAGGTTTTAGAAAGTAAGGAAATCCGATTTAAGGCTGATGGTGGTAAAGATATACCTCAAAATTTACGAAGCCCTTGGCATGACGCAGAAGAATCAAAACGAGATAAAAGGGACTTCTTATGTAATATCTGGTTTACTCCTTATGGCTCGTCTGACACTGTTTTTAATCATTTGATTCTGAGTCAGATAGAAAACAAAACTATAAGAAAACCAAAGTATGAAGGTGAGATAGTTTTTGATTATTTGCCAACTGGTAGGGTAGATGTAGAATCTGCTCAGTTATGGCTTGGTGCTGGTGTTAAACGATTAAAATGGTGGGAAGAATTAAAAAGAGGAAGACCCATACAACATCATAATTTTGTCATTGGTGTTGATATTTCCTGGGGATTAGGTAATTCAAATTCTATTGTTGGAATTTATGATGTCAATGAAGATGAATTAGTCGGGAGTTGGGCTTGTCCAAATACAACACCAGAATTGCTTGCTGATTTGGTGGTTGCTATGACTTACTGGGTTGGTGGTGTAAATAAACCCCTGTTAGTTTGGGAATCAAATGGTGGTCAGGGAGTAAATTTTGGTAAACGAGTTAAATGGAATGGCTATTATAACCTTTATTATAGTGAGACAGAAAAGAGAAAAAAACAGGGAAGAAAACCGGGATGGTATTCAAGAACAGATGTTAAAACTGAGTTATTAAAAGAGTTTGATATAGCTTTAGCTGAGGGACTGAAAGAAGAAAGACATTATAAATCCATAATTATACATTGTGAGCATTTATTATCTGAATTATTTGATTATGTATTCCTTGAGGGGAAAGCTTGCTTCTTATCTCGCAAAGCTGATATTTCAACTGGTGCAAGGGAAAGACACGGAGACAGAGTTATAGCTGCTGCATTATGTGTTCTGGGAGCAAGTAACCAACCTAAAGGTAAAGTAGAAAATATTGTTGAACCACCAGTAAATTCTTTTATGCACCGTTTTCGAGAACGGGAAAAAGAAATTAGGATAAAGAAAGCAGACGCTAAGAGGTATTTATATTAACATGAACGAGCTATACAAAGAAGATAAGAAAGTAAATTTTCCAGCGAGATTGCAAAAACTTTCAAAGGCTTGGTTTAAGCGATGGGAAGGACCACTCAAACATCGTCAGAAACTTTTGAAGTTATGGGCATCCGGCTTTTTTGATTCTGGATATGTCCGTGAGCATTTGATAAATTTGATTGGTAGAGGGGTTTCTGCAATTCAACCTTATCTGGTAGAAGGAAATCCTAAGATTTCTGTTAGCACATTGGTTTCTCAGTTCCGCCCCTACGCATATACGACTCAACTTACTCTGAATTTCCTTATCAATAAAATGAATCTGGCTGAAAACGTACTTATTCCTGCTGCCATAAATTCAATGTTTGGAGCAGCAATAACTCGGTTTATGTTTGACTATGATAAGCGTGTTTCATTAAATGATGAGATTATCAAGATAGGAACTCCCTGGATAAGTGTTATTGATGATACTTCTTATGTAGGAGACCCATCAGCCAAAAGACGTTCTGATTTTGCGTTTGAAGGTGATATTTATAGACTCCCAACAGCGTATGCAAAAGATTTGTTTGATGGAAAAGATAAAGCTGGAAAACAGATAGCTGACTATATTCAGCCTGATTGCAAATTAGTCGAAAGATATAGTCCACAAGAGATAGCTGATGCTGCTTTTACACACGATAGATTAGCATTAAGAGATTTTACAACCTTTATAGATATTTATTTATATGATTCAAATGAGATTGTAACGATTCAACCAGAAGGTCATTGTGCAAAAATCCTAAAGACAGTAAGTTGGGATGGACCGGAAGGTGGTCCTTATGATTATACTGGTTATAATTTTTTCCCTGAATGTCCTATCCCGATACCTCCGGCTTGGGGTTGGCATGATTTAGATGTTTCAGAGAATATAGTAGCAAAAGCTGCCAGAGAGCAAGCAGAATCTCAGAAAGATGTTTTGGTGGTAGATGCTGGAGCAGAGGAACTTGGAAAGAAAATAGTTAATGCAAAGAATATGGATGTGATTTCTACCAGCAATGCTGCTGCTGCACAAAAGATAAGCTTTGGTGGAGTGAATGAGGTTAATTATAACTGGATGGCTTGGGCTGAACAGCAATTCACAAAAAGTGGTGCTAATCCAGATGTGCTTGGTGGACGTGGAGCACAAGCACCAACCTTGGGTCAAGAGCAAATGGTATTCCAAAACGCTACCCGTGTGATTTCAAATATGTATAATAGATTCCAGAGTTTTATGACTTCTATTGTCGAGAAATTGGCTTATGGAATATGGACGCAACCAGACATTTATCAGGAATTTGTAGAAACAATCCCAGGTGTAGGTGATATACCTTATGTCTTTTCACAGGCTGACAAAGTTGGAGACTATTATGATTTTATTTTTAAGATTGAGCCTTATAGCAGTCAACGCACAACACCAGAAACAAAATATAGTAGATTGATGCAGTTTCTTACTCAGTGGATTGTTCCAACAATGCAAATGGCTCAGATGCAGGGAGCACAGCTTGATATACCCACTGTTTCTAAAGTCCTTGCAGGATATGCGGATATTGACACTGTAAATCAATGGTATAAAACGGTCGTACCAGATGCTCCAAATGACCGTCAAATGCCTTGGATGTTACCAAGTGATAATAAACAAGGTCAAGGAGATGATTCTATGGGAGCATTAGATTTTTCTAAAAATGCAAATAAAGAGCAGCAACAGCAACGCACTACTGGTAGTCCAGCAGGATTTGGAAGTAAGGAGATATGATGAAGAAATTATTTCAGATAACCATTGTACTCGCACTTGTATTATTTTTGTTGAATGATGTATTTATTAACTGGACATTTACGCGGGTTGAAAATGATATTATTGTGTGGAGTGAAAGAACTTCAGATTTAAGATTTGAAATAGAGTGGTTGCAAGGACGACTTGATGTGTTAGAAACTCCGGTTCCCACCTTACCTGAAGCAACTATTATATTTACTCCTGATACCATCATGCAATCAGTAGTTCACATCGAAGCTGACGCCGGATGGCAAGGTAGTGGTTCCTACGTTGGAAACGGCCTGATTCTTACAGCGGGTCACGTTGTGGATGAGGGTTGGAGTTTCACCATAACCTTTGAGGATGGTACTGAATATATTTCAACCGAGTTTTATTTAGAGGAGATGGCTGATGTTGGATTTATTTTTATTGGCGATTGCAATAGTCCTATTCTCATGTTTGATGGTGAGGGTTATTCTCGTGGGGATATTGCTTACGTTTATGGGAACCCCTTCGGATGGGATTACCGTTTTTCGGTTACTAAAGGGATTGTTTCATCGGTGAATCGTGACTGTGAAGGATTCTTTGGTGAAAAGATAATGCTTCAAGTAGATGCTGCTGCATATCCTGGAAATTCAGGAGGACCAGTTACGGATGACGAAGGTGAAATCATCGGTATTCTCGTAGGTGGTTTATCCTATGGGGCAGATAATATTGGTTTGTGTATTCCATCGAGGATATGCGAACAGGCGATGAAAACTTATCTAAGTATTCTTGAAATGGCGGAGTTGGAATAATGCCAAAAGCGTTACATAAAAAATTGAAAAGAACTGCCCGTAAACGAGGATATGGTAAGGAAAGAACTGGACGTTATGTTTACGGAACACTTTCAAAATTAAAAAGAAAAAAGAGGTAGAAAAAATAATGGAATGGTTAAAGGGGATTTTTGATAGAATTTTAAGTGTTTTTCCAAGAATACTTATTCTTTCTCCATTTGAGGGGGGAATTAGAGTTACTTTTGGAAAATACCTAAAAGTTTTACCCCCTGGGTGGTATTTATATTGGGGTTTAATTCAAAAAGTTTATTGGGTTGAAACTCAAACCCAAGTTGTTGATTTACGTAATCAATCAATTCAAACAAAAGATGGTCAAAGCATTGTAGTAAGTGGTGCAATACAATATAGTATCAAAAATGTTCAGTATGTTTTTTGTAATGTTCAAGATTTTGACAAAGCCTTAGAAACATTATCTCTTGGAATTATTTTGGAGTTTGTGAAAAACAGGACTTTAGAAGAATGTCAAGATATTGGTGCTTTGAAATCTGAAATATTACGGGGTATCAAAGAAGCTGCAAGAGGTTGGGGATTGAAAATAGAGAAAGTATTTATTACTGATTTGAGTAAAACAAGAAATATTCGTTTATTGACAAATAAATTTAATACTGAAATTTAATAAGGAATGTGAGATGGCAGCCGAGCTTAATCTTTGGTCTTTACTGGAGATAAGTGGACTTTATTCTGGTGATGAGAGCATCGCTAAAAAGTTTACTGCAACTACTCCAGTAGAAGTTGTGAAAGGAGCTCCAGTTACAGGTACAACTGGGACTACAATAGATTTAGGGGATATAGCAGCAGGTGCAGGTTATCTTCTTTATTTAGAAGCAATCACTGGTAATTTTTATGTAAAGTTAGGAGCAACATCTGGAGACCCA